TATTTTAAAAACCAATGTAGGAAGCAAATTTGTCAGCAACTTCATTTTTTGCTTTTTGGGTGACGTGAGCATATATGTCCATCGTTGTCTGTATATTTTCATGTCCTAGTCGTTCCTGGACCTCTTTGATCGTTGCTCCAGCCTCGAACAATAGGGAACAATGAGTATGTCTGAAGCCGTGAGGAGTGATACGCTTGAAATCAGGATACTTTCTCCAAACTCTATTCAGTAAGTTATTTACATGCACAATACTTTTAGGGCTGCCTGATTCATTTTTAAATAATAAGCCTTTTGTACTGTATTTGTGCCAATCTTTCAAAATATCAATAGTCTTTGGATCCAGCGATATTGTTCGCTGGCTTTTTTTCGTTTTCGGTGATTGAAATATGATTTTATTGTTTTCTCCCTTGGCTAGTGTTTGATTAACTTTTAGTTGTCCGTTCTCTAAATCAATATCGGTCCATCTTAATGCACCAACCTCATTCTTCCTCATTCCTGTGAAAGCCAACAGACGGAAGAAAGTGAGCATTTCTATGTCATCAAGCTCCTGGACCATTTCAAAAAAAGTTTTCAGTTCTTCTTTATTATAGAATTGTTCAAGCTCTTCCTTATCTTTCTTTTTTCTTTTTGGTTTTAGAGTTTTTCTCATTGGATTGCTATCAATCAATTCCATAGATATTGCATAATCAAATATCTGATTAGCAATGCTGATGATCCCAAAAAATCTCTTATAGTCCTCAGCCCATTTATTGACCTGAGCTTGGCATATGGACAGAGTAATTTTATTTATGGGCTTATCTCCAAAATGAGGGATAATAAGTCTATCTGCTTTGTCAATTTGACTAACATAGGTTGATTCTTTTACGGTATTTCTATAATGTTCTTTCCAAGTTTCATATACCTGTTTGAAAGTAGTAGTTGTATTTCTGGTTCTAAATGTTTTCTTCTCATAATCAGCCAAACACTTAGCTTCAGCAAGTCTAGCTTCACGTTCGGTTTTAAAACCACGCCTAAGAGTTACAATTTTCTTTCCAGTTAAAGGATCAATTCCATGATAGGCTTTAAAATAGTAAGCGAAACCATCACCTTTTTTATATTTTTTGATCATTGATTTTTACCTCATTTCTTGTTAAAATG